AATAACAAAGGGAGAATGGTTTTGGGACGGTGATCCGTCTAATTATAATCCCGAAGAGGAAGCCCCGTGGTTAGTAGCCGGAGATAGGGCTGAGAACATCGTGATATACGGTGAGATAAAAATAGCCAACAAGAAAGATGCTGAACTTATCTGTGATGCTGGTAACACCGCCCAGAAGTGTAGTCTGCTACCATCTGAGCTACTTCGGCAGAGGGATGAACTGAGGGAGGCGTTGGCCGCAATGGTTGACCAATTTGCTTACCGGATAAAATCAAGTGAGGCAGAAACATTGCACACTATGGGACTATCTGCCCTTGAGGATGCCTTTGACGCATTGAAGATACCCGATGCGATAAGTCAGAAGAAGTTTGAAGCCGCAATCAAAAACACCGAGACGAAATGAAACACACAGAAAAATGCAAGTGCGGCAAAGCCTCCATGAACTATGAGGTTGCCGGTGAGGATATGTGGATATGCCATGCGGTAAACACCCGCATTGTTTATAATGATGATTGGGGCAAGGACTGTATCTGTAAGACCTGCGGAGATAACTACGATAGTTTTGATCCATGCATGGTAGATGTAATTGAAAACTAACCGAGAGATGAAAGAGAAACGACTTATTGAAATCGGCGAGTGGCTGAACACGCAGGGCTTCGACCTTGATCTGTCCGATAGTTTTTGGATGGAGGACTGCCGCTTCGGTGAGCATAAGGTACGGGACATAGCCGAACTGCTGGATGACTTTTGCAATCAGGAGGTCGAGAAACGGATAAAAGAGAGGATACCGAGCGAGGAAGAAATTGAACAATGGATGCAAGAAAACAGATGGGCAAGTGCAAGGCAATATGTTAAGTGGCTTCGCTCCCGCCTGACCTGTTCGGAAAAACCGAACAACTCACAAAAGACGGAAGGAGGCGGGGAATGAAAGAAAAAATGATAGTTATTGCCGGTCCTTGTGTAGTTGAAGATTTACAAACTACAAAAATTATCGCTTGTGAATTAGAACGTCTATCACACATACTTCCTATTACACCAATTCTGAAAGCGTCTTACAAAAAAGCAAACAGAACCAAAGCAAATGCATTCACCGGTATCGGAAATATAAAAGCTTTACAGATACTTAGGAATGTATCTGATTGGTACGGATTGCCTTGCATAACAGATGTGCACACACCAGAGGAAGTGAGAGTTGCAGCACAGTACGCTGACATATTACAAATCCCTGCTTTTCTTTGTCGGCAAACTGATTTGATTGAGGCTGCGGCCAGGACTGGAAAACAAATCAATATCAAGAAGGGACAATTTGCATCTGTAGATATGATATACTATGCATTAGGTAAGATTCGACAATTTCAAGCATTGTCTATTTATATTACAGAACGAGGAACAACATTTGGATATGATGACCTTGTGATTGATATGCGTAATATTGTTATATTAAGTAATATTGCAAATACACACACTATAATTGATATTACACACTCACTTGGAACACATGATGGAGACATTGCAATGATGGAGGCAATAGGCAAGAGTGGTATAGCAGCAGGAGCTAATGGAATATTTATAGAAACACACCCCGACCCAAAAGTTGCAAAATCAGATGGAACCCGAATGCTACCTCTTGATATGCTTGAATTGGTTTTGAAAAACATCTTGAAAGTATGGAACAGTCTGCGGTAGTAGAAGGAGCAATGCTCGATTTTAATACACGCTTTCCACTTGTTGATGAACAAATAAAACTGCACGTGCGTTACCTATTCAATTTAGTGTGGATGGCAGGATGTGAGCATCGTGCCAGCGAATTAGGCAGACATAACCTTAAACCGGTACAACAATTTGATAGGTATGGGAACCTGCTCCATACCTATCCATCATTAAGAGATGCCGCATCTGATAATAACATTCTATATAATACCTTGCAAATAGCTATCTACAGAGGTAGTATAACACACAAAGGAAGATTCTCCTGGAGATTCTTAGACTCAGTTGAAGGAGTAAGTAAGGTTGAGCAAGAGAACGGGCTCTTGAATGCCGAAGTTATAACCAAACCCAAGATTAACATATTCCCATCCAGTAATACCTAGTGCAGGTGTTATCTCGGTAAATTTTAGATCTTCCGACGGTCCTACAAATATTGATAACGTAAAGGCAACAACCTGATACGGTTCTCCTTCCTTGCTCTCAAATAGACCATAACCAATGCCCGCCCCTACACAACTAACAAGCCTTGCAATTGATCCAGGACTAAGTGGTAATTGTAATGCACTAGCTGTAAAAGCAGGACGAGGTAACCACTGCCCAACAAGTGCTTTTTCACCTTCTGTTCCAAATGCTGGAACGTTTCCAAAGAAGTTACTAAATTTCCCCTGTGCCATAAGCATCCCGCTGAGGCACAACATTACTGTTAAAATAATTAGCTTTTTCATACTACTTTTAGTTTGTATAGATTGCTCTTCCTTTGCTTGCTAAACTTGCTCTTGCAGCAGCACTTGCCACTGTCGGAGCAGCATTTGTTCCCCTCATATCAATCGTCTGACTTCTTGTTGTTATCCAACTTGTGTCAAGGTCTATAAAAAGGTTGTCTATTTCAGTTGCATCAAGACCTCCTGGTGATACGGGTTTACAGGTGAACGAATAAATAAATCCAGTACTCCATGTTTTGCCTGACGTATAGCCATCAATGGTATTATTTCCTTCAACTACAAATTGAGTTATTACATTAGAAATATCAGAAAGGCTCCCACTAATTGTATTAGCCCCCGCAATAGCAATTGATGATAGTGTACTTGGAATGGCTGATATTGCTCCTGAGATAGTATTTGAACCATAAATATAAACAGTTCGCATTGCACTTGAAAATCCCGCTACGCTTCCACTCACTGTATTGCTACCTTGTAAGTTAAAACTAATAACAGCCGAAGGTATTCCTGATATATTACCTGTGATTGTATTACTCCCTTGAATACTTAATGTAGTTAATCCTGACGGAAGTCCTGACACATCTCCTGAGATAGTATTAGATCCCCCAATAGCAATATAGGTCAGAGTTGAGGGGAGCCCTGATACATTCCCTGTTATATCATTAGGACACGCAAACGAGATTTGAAGTATTCCTTCTGCTAAATCACTTACACTCCCTGTCAACGACATAGATGTCCCAGATAATGTAACGTAATCCAATGTTGCAGAAAATCCTGATATATCCCCTGAGAAAGTGCTATTATTACTTGATAAGAAAAATGTAGTTATAGATGATGGTATGTCTGATGGGGCACCACTTATTGTATTATATCCCCCTATACTAAATGAAGTAAGTGTAATCCCAGAGTAATCTAAATCAGCAATACTTCCACTTATTGTATTACTTCCACCAATATTAATACGAGATAGGATTCCTGTTTGTGGTAAATTTACAATATCCCCAGTAATTGTATTACTTCCACCTATTTCTATACGAATCATACTTGCCGGGATGTTTACAATATCCCCAGTAATTGTATTACTTCCACCAACACTAAATTTTTCCATTCCCGATGGCATATCACTAAGATTTCCAGAAATCGTGTTAGCTCCAGCAATATAAAATAGAACACAATTATCACCTATATCAGCAAGTTCACCTGTCAAACTTACACTAGTTGTCAAACATGCTCCTTCAAGTGCAGATGATAATGCAGATATATCTGCAGCAAAAGTTACTATCTCTGCATAGGCAATTCCAAGATCCACACAATTTGGAAAGATCCAATTTGAAGCAACTAATTTAGGAGTATTTGCATCATAACTACCACCAATTGATCTCCCCCATCCAGGATTTGTAGAACCAATATCTAAAGCATGTCCAAATCCTATAAGGTAATTTGCATCCATGAATTGCAAATTACAAGTTCCACTTGGGCATTTTATATATTTAGATACCAGCCCCCCTGTTGCTGTAACCGTTGTTGTAGTAGATTCTCCAAGAGTCCCAGCAGAATCCGTGTAAAATCTTGCACTTCCACTTAGTTTTAATTCCAGTGTGGCCGATACTTTTATAGTAAGTACAGCAACACCAGAACCATCTCCCCTTGCTACAACTTGCAATGTCACGGATGTCCAATCATCATCAGGTGAGCAGTATTCACTCTCTGTCCCGGATTTTACTCCTTGCAATCTAAACCAGTAATGTGTATTTGCTGTAAGACTCGTTGCAGAATAAATAACTTCGCTTCCTCCAATAAAATCAAGATAGGAATAGTTTACTCCGTCCGTGCTATATTCAATAGTAATACCCGTCATCCCTGCCTGTATGATATCCCATGCAAGGTCAATACGCGTATCACTAATAGTACTAGCAACTAAGTTCTCAACAGCATACCATTGCTGTACCATGTAAAACCCCGTTGCTTGGATGTGTGGCATTATACTTCAATTTGTGCTATTGTATAAACAACATTATCTGCTCCAACCTTACGCCAAGAGATGATATTATCCGCAGCGTCCCCTCCATCTACATCAGTTAATCCCATCTTCTTCGTCCATCCTGTGCCGAATGTAATTGTGACTGATCCCGTACTGCTATCCGCTGCAATAATCAATTCAAGCATTCCAGCATCACCATCAGATGCATTAGTTAAGTTGATTGTGCAATCTCCTGTTATTGTACAGATCCAATCTTTGTATGTTGTACAATCAATATTAATTGTTGCTGCAAAAGTAGCTGTCTGAAATGGTGTACCACCCCCTCCTCCTGACGCCGGTACAAATTGTACCATTACTAAGTCCATTACATCATACATCGTAGTACCAGCAACGTAAGTAAGAGGGATTATGCAATACCCTTCATCACCAGTACCTGAACTACTTGATTCCTCAAGAGTGATCGCTCCAGTAATGTTGTATATTAAAATTTGACCGGTATTGTTTTCCTTGAATATCAATGTACCTCTTACGCTTGTAGAGGCATCATCCCAACTTTGTATCCATGTACTTATATCATTATTAAAAGCTTCAATAATGCTCATGTATGCGTTAGTAACTGAAGCAGGGGTGGCATTATCAAAACGCACACGACCAATCCCAGGATCTTCATCTGCAGTATTGCCATCAAACAAAAAGGAAATACCACCATCAAATCCGCGAGCACCAACAGATCCTGGTATCCCTGTAAGTCCCGGTTCACCTTGTGGTCCCGGAGGTCCGGGAGGCCCTGGAATGGATGATGAAGACTTCAGTATAACACCACCTCCAGCAGCACCACCTCCAGCAGTAACCAAACCAGATACTCGTCTACGTTTACTTATTGTAATATCTGCCATAACTATTCACCAATAAAATCTACACCTTCAATCAAACATGAGTATGCATAATCGGTTAAAAATTCATAACCATCAACAATTTCATATTGAAGTATCTCTGCTAATATAGTAACCTTCCATACATGATCAGGAGCGGTTAAGTAAAAACAATATATTTCTTCATTCCATATATTACTGTAATAATTTATAAGAGCTGTACCATTTGTAGTATTACGATTGATTATCATGTACCCATACGTATTATTTCCAACAGCGGGTAAGGCCGCTACATTTAAATCAATGTGGATGCCGGTGGGCACTCCATACATACAGAACCCTTCCAAACGATATGTTAATAAACTAGAATCATAATATGAAATATCTCCACCATTTAGTGTAACATATCCTGCAGAATGACGTAAATTGGTATTAATAAAGTTAGCACTAGTCATTTCTGGATATGATGAATCAGATGATTCTTCTCCGGAGGATCCTTCCTCTTCTGGTATTGGTGTAATCATTTCCCCATCCACCAAACGGTGGCCTTCATCAGTGACATATTCTTCAGCCTCAATTTCATATACCATACTATCTAAATCCCACACATAACTAAGCAATAATAAATTTACGGTATTACCATCTCGTTGTATATGCAAATCTCTTATGAAGCTAAACGGTTGTATAGCCGTATCACAACGTATAGATGTTACAAGCCGTTTACGTGGCTTATTATAAAATTGGAAAATATCCTCAAGAAAATGATTTTGTAAAGGAATTGATCGTAAAGCACTTTCAATACTTGTTCGTTTATCCAACCATGCTATAGGATATATAGGTACAGCTTCACCTGATATCTCTTCCGCTGGTAATACGGCTTCATTAACCCAACAAGTATTTGCAGCACCATGATCAGTATGATCATATATATCAAGATCAATATCAAGTTCTGCAAAACGATTAACATCTATCTCACCTGTAAGTACAATATCTTCTTCAGATTCACTATCAGAAGCTGTAACACGTATCTTACGGAAAAGCGGACTGCGGATCTCTATTGTATTTGTTCCATCAGGTCCACCAGGCCCCGCATAATCAAAGTAAAAACGGCAAGGAAGCAATCGTAATTCCCAAACCGTTTCCCCTTTAAATATATCATGATTGGCGCAAGTATCAGGAGTGAAAGGAAATGTTTGGTCAAATTCCCAATAATAATAATCCCCTTCTTTGTCATATTTATAAGCAGTAAGCCATTTACCTTCCCCTCCTCCCATCCAAAACATAGTAGGAGATGTCGTCCAGAAGAAGCCATCATCTACTTCCCATACCAAATCTTCATTATTCCAATAGTAATGTTGATAATCCCCTCGTTCAGGATCCCAAAACATTAAAACTATTCTAAAACCGATGTAAACTCCATATACATAATCTGTATCCCATTCCCAAGGAGAAGTACTATCATTCAATACAACATTTAGTTCTTCCTGTGTTAGTTGCCTTCTGAAATTAATATGGAGGGAACCTTCTCCATCCTTATTCCCCTTAACTAAAAACTTAGAACCAATCCCACTAAAAAAGCTTGTGGAGATTGTTTCTGGATTTATATATTGTGCCCAATCTTCGGCAGCGTCAATCGCTCCGCCTTTATCATACCACGAACCAGTGCCATAATACCATTTCTCAATTGCATCAAATGGAAGTGGGTCATAAAAGTAATGACTTTCAGCATCACCAAAATATTCATTTACAAGATTGTGTGCTTTGTGTGCAATGTTATTGACATTAATTGCTTTGTAACCTTTTCCGTACTGCAAAGTCTGACTAGTATCAACATACTTGAAATCCTCTTGTGCATACAATATTGATTGACCAATCTCGTAGGCATCAATAATTGCTCCGGTAGCCATGCTGTATACAACATAGTTTCTGGTAAGCACGGTAGAATCTTCATCATCCGGTTCAAATACGTCTTGATAGCGAACAACGTACCAGGCTTGCTCCCAATAGTAAACGTACATGTTATACGACTTGAGCAGCATATTTAAAGTATCGTGAAGGTTCATGTATGTGAGCTTAGCATCACGATCTTCACCGTCAAAAAACAAATGCTTATGTAAAAGTAAATCAGTCATCAATCGCGAATTAGTCATTGACGTTTCGTACAATGAACAATTCACATGAATGTCTCCTAGTAACGCTGTCTTTGTAAGTATACTCCGAATGTAATCTATTAATGACCAAACAGCCTCCGTCTCAGTGCATGAACAGGTCTTTACTTCAGACAATTGCCCTAAGTAGTTAGCTGCTTTTATATTTACAATTGCATTAGGTAAGATTTGCTGTTCTTGCACATCTGTTAACACCCACCCTTCAAAGACCACCGTTGCTACAAACGTTACACGCAATAGAAATTCTTGTTCCTCACAAATCATTAACTCCTCGAAGAAGTTCCAATCAGGATTAGTATTAACCAATACTATTTCACAGCCCCTCCCCATAATTGCAGTGTGGTAGTTATTCCACTCTTGCGAGATCTTTATAGTCTGAACACGTAAAGGATAAACGGAGGAAGCATACGCCTCGGTAAGGATGTCTACTTTAACGGCTTGTCCGTTTATGTTGTAGAACGTACCACTATATTTTATACCAAGAGCCATCGCTTAGAATTTAGATTTTACTTTCCTTCTCTTTTCAAGGATCCCCACCAAGCGATCTCCTTCAATGTAGAAGTGAACATCTCCTGTAATGGATCCTTGTTGACTTTTCGCCATCGCGTCGTACGGCACTACAGTTTCCCCTGTAGAAAGCAGAGCAGGGAAAGTATCGTTCGGATACCCTGGAGGAACAACCCCTCCCTCTTTCATTTGAGCAGCATTGTTGAGGGATCCTTTATACCCTTCCCACAGCGCCATTAGAGCACCTACTGCAATTGCTCCTGCAATCAATCCTCCGATCGGCATTGTGACTGCTTTATGCATCAGAAGTGCTGCCGCCGCCTCTGCAAGAAATACATTTATTACGCTACTTGCAGTTTGAAGAAGAGTATCAACAATTCCCATCCATGCTCCTTCTGTTCCTGCAAATACTGATCCAAGTTGCATTGCAACGTCTGTCAATGCATTACTAAGCGTACTGGCCATCCTTCTTACTGAGAACGCTAGTTTATCCTGTTGTGCGATTAGTCCATCATACTCAGAAATAAGCTGTCCCATTACTGCAATTGCATCAGCTCCTCCAGTTCGATACTCTTCAGAGTCAAACAGCGTCTGCATTGCACTTTTATAAACCTCGATCTGATCAGTCAGCGTGTTTGAACTCTCTCCTACCATTTTATTATATGCCGCTACTCTTGACAATTCGGATGTGACCGATTCTAATAATGTAGGAGGACCTGCTCCAAACTTGAGAAGTTTTGTATAATCAGGTGCGTTGAATGAAGGAGTGACAGATTTATTATTCATCGCTTCTAACGCCTGGTTATATTTCTCGAGTGCATAATGTGCTTCGTTGAAACTATCAGCAATTCCGCCTGCAACCTCTTCCGTTACTTCCTGTATCATCGGAAAAACTGTAGCAAGGTATCCTTCCAAAAGTTTAATCCGCGCCTGTGTTGCCTCATATTCGGCATTAAGATCTTTTGTGAGAAACTCCTCACGAGCATTCAATTGACCAAGTAAGAGTAGTTTGTATGTATCACTTGCAGCAGCTTGTATTTTCTCTCGCAACTGCTGTGTTTTTATATCCTGATCAAGTATCTTTTTTGCCTGAGCAACAATATCCGACATGTGCTCTTGCTCAAGTGACTTCTGGAGAGCGATGTTTTCTTTTAATGTTTTTAACTGATCTTGATTGAGTGATGTGACAATGCTCATTCTACTTGCAATAGGAGTAGCACTTTCCTGAAGTGCTAGTCCTTCTTTTACGAGTGCGTTGAGTGCTTTTTGTTCCTCAGATACTGCCTTAACTTTATCCCGAAGGAGAACCCATCGCAAAATCAATCCTCCCATTATTGCAATCATTGCGAGAACAGGATTGATTTTCATTGCTGTTCCGATTGCTACAGTTGCAGTTCTCAGTACGATCGTTAATCGAGTAACAAGACTGATCAATCCTGAAACTGTATAACCAATAAGGCTTATCATTAATGAAAGCGGTCCTAGTGCAGCAACCACTGCAGCTGCAATGAGAACGTTTTTCCTTCCTGCCTCTGATAATGACTCGTACCATTTAACAGCTCTATTGAGGCCACGAACCAGACTCTCAAGGATTGGAAGGACCGCCTCTGCAAGACTTTTACCAAATGCAATCATCGCCACGTTCGCAGAAGCAATAGCAGTATCATACCGCACTTTTATTGTATCCGCAACAGCTTCAAACGCCTTCGACAATGTCCCGCTTGACTCTGTTACTCGTTGCATCAACGCAGTATTGTATTGGAAGTTCTTTCCTGCCAGAGACAAATACCCTGTTAATGCTCGAATGTTCGGAAGCACATTACTCACCAGTTCATCACCGTACTTAACCTGCATATCCCTCAATCGCTGCATCAATGCAACCAGTCCTTGTTCTGCTAGAATCTTCCTTAAGTCACTGTAAGAAGATCCCATCTTCACTAGAGCCTGCTCCCCTTGTGTAGAAGCGGTGAGTAATGAATTAAATACACCTTTCAAATACACAGCAGCGTTTGCAGCAGAAGCTCCAGTCAATGTGATTGCTGCCATACCTCCTGCAACTTGATCAAAAGGAACATTCAATTGTGATGCGATTGGAATGATCTGTCCTAATGCTGTTGAGAATCCGGAAGCTTCCGCCTTCCCTTCCCTCACAGCAGCAACCAAAACGTCAGTAGCGTAGGCCGCAGTCAATCCCGTCCCTCGATACGCATTAAGAGCAGATGTAAGCACTTGAGCTACTTCCTGCGTTTGTCCCATCCCGGAAGTAGATGCTTTCGCAGACAGTGCAAGAACGTCAAGTGCTTCTGCTCCTTTAATCCCAGAAGATGAGATAAAATACATGCCTTCTGCAAGTTCCTTCGGAGCTCGTGCAGTATCCTTACTCATTCGCAGGATTGTTTCCGACCACTGATTAACATCTTCCTGAGCAGCGCCGGTCAGCCCTACAATCTTCTGCATGGAAAACTCATAGTCGGACGCCATCTTAAGAACGGACCTGCTCGCCATAAGCATCGGAGCTGTAACAGCAGCGGTCGCTAGATACCCAAAGGTACGAAACCTTTGAGACATCGTGTTCAAAGAAGTTGTAACCCTTTTCTCAAAGGTGAGCATTGCTGTATTTGCTTGAACCAATCCGGTAGTATCTACTCCCAGAATTGCTACCATTGATCCTATTATCGTGCTCATTTCATCGTCTTTTTCATGAATGCTGCTGGTGGTTTCGTTCTCGCTGGTAACTTCGCGGTGTTTCTTGCTGTAATAAACGACTTGAAAATATTTAACATCTCTTCTGGAGTTTGTTTTTCAACCGTTTCTTCTTCCTTCGTTCCATCCCAATCAGGCATAAATGTGAGAGGAGTTGTAAGCTTTGTTCCTTTTGGAGCATGTATTTGAATTGTAAGGTTTGTAATTAAAGAACAAATTTTAGCTGTCTGATAATCCTCTCTCCATTTGCCTATCGGGTCTATCCTATTTAAAGCCTCCCACTCACTTAATTGCGCTGACGTTAACTGATCGAGGAGGAGGTCCGGATGTACAATACCTAGCTCTCTACAGAGTTGGAACTGGAATCGCCGGGCAGGCCGGCTTCTGAGTTTTTTGTTAACTCCTCCTTATCCTTCTCTGAGATTCGATTCAGCTCTTGCGCCTTCTCAACAATCTTATCCAGTTTAGTAAAGCCCATATGCTGGGAAAGAATTGGAATGTCCTCTATCTGCAGAAGAAGATCTCCTTTCTCATTACAAACTGTATGTGCAACTAACTTGGCCCTAAAATCCTCCAAATTGTCTTCGCTCCCAATGATCTCTCCTTTTGCATTTTTCTTCGTTTTCAAGAGAGACCGTTCAAACCTGTCTCGTTCCCTTCCTGTCATCTGACGAACGTAAACAAATTCGCCGTTTCCAAGATCAACTTTTAAAACTTCAACTTCTTCCTTCTTGAGAAGTTCACTCCTTGTAAGTAGTCCCATGATTAAAACCTCCTTAATTTAAAATTGTAAATACTTAAAAATCCCTGATTAGGATCCTTTTTAATTAACCGTTCAACGAAGTGTTAGAACCAGAAGCAACAGTCGGCGAACCACTGATCTTGATAGTCACATCAATTGTAACCTTATCATCCATTGGTATTGTCAACGGTAACTCTGTCACTAATCCTTCAAATTCAATACTGGTCTTGTCCGAATCGGGCAGAACCAATTCGTAGTTCCCCATATCTGAACTCTCAAAGTCTGATTTCATCAGGTCGTAATTTGCCCTGGTGAAGTTCATTGAGAATGTCAGCGTACCGCCATCTCGAAACCCGCCAATAAACTCTCTGTATCCCCCTATTGAATCAAGAGAGGTCACATCAATTGTATCCCTGGTCATCCCAGGACCTTTGATTGAGTTTACTTCAGCGAGGTTTGCCCATGCCGATGAACCATTCCATCTCCGGAGTACTGTTCCTACTCCACTAATTGCATCTGACATAATTTTACCTCCTTTGTATATTAAAGTTTGTAACGAATCGTGCGCGTCTAGAATCATCCCACCCGAGAAGAGCAGGGTCACTTGCACACCTAATTAGAGAGTATAGTGTACCATTCCACGTCTCATGTGCCCGACCGTGTAATGTATCCACTATGTTTTGGATCAACGCCATCCCTGTCAAATAATCCCGATTTCTCACCAGGATCTGTATCGAGGGGTAATAATATTTTGCATTGTCTGCCGTTAATTGTGGTGGACCTCCGTATGTATCAAATATAACAACGCAGTTATCAGGATCAGCGTGCTCAAATCCAATGAACAGATCTGTCCCGAATGTAAGTCCCAGAGAGCTCTCTGCAACTATCATGTCTTTGATGTCTTCGCTAGGCGGTTGCATATTTTTCCTTTCTTAATCTCCAACTTTCTTTCAAGATAAGCGAGAACCGTTGCTTACTCTCATTCGACCAAGTCTTCCCTTTTCTATTTGATGGTCGTTTCTTTGCAGCGATACTTAATTTTCTTCGATGTTCATCACTGGCAGGAATTCCCTTATTCCACGCTTTCTTTCCTTTTAAACTCTCACTCATTCTCTGTCTTGTTACCTGTGAAGGAGAGATCCCTTTATTCCATGCTACAATTTTCCCTTTAGTCCCTTTGAGCCAAGAAACTTGTCCTTTATGTGACTCACTTAACTTTTTTCTTGTCTCTTCTGATAGTTTACACCCTTTCCTTACACTCGGCTTTCCTTTCTTTGCTATACTCATTTTTAAGCAAGCTTCTTTTGACATTTTTCTCCCGTACCTACTATCTACTTTACGATTCATATTGTAGCCAATCTCATAATCATACGGACGAAGTCTATCAAGAAAGTGTTGCTCGTATACTCTTCGTTTATTTCTTGTACAGTAACGAAGTATTTCAAATTTAAAATTATCTTCACCATACTTATCCCATGCTCGCTGAAGATACAGTGAATGGTGTCTCCCTTTATTTAAATCTGTCGCATGCTCTTTAAATCGCCGCTCAGGATATTCAGTGGAACCAATGTAAAATTTCCCATCAATTTTATTTGTAATTTTATAAATATAACAAGCATTCATCGGATTCTTGCCCTTTCTGCTACTTTTCTAACAATCTCACCTCTATTCCTTTCAAGTGCTGCTTGGAACCACTTAGGCCCAGCTTGTGGTCTCTGAAATGCTGCTCCTAGCATCTCGTGAACAAATAACGCATAGTTGGCAGAGTATCCGATTACAATAAACTCCCCCTTCCGTGAAAGGTTTGCTGCAATAAGTGACTTTGACTCAGTTATCACTCTTGTGTGTTCGGATCTCATATTTGCTGCAGTCTTCCCCTTAAAACTTCCTGTTTCCGACTCCGCAACATTGCTCTTTGCTGTTGTAACAAACCAACTTGCTCGAAGGTTCCCTGTATCAACAGGAGTAAGCGGAGGAGTGGTTTCCGTTGAGCGACGAATAAGAATAGCAGCTTCAATCAACCCCGCATTACACCGACCTTTGATCTTCTCAAGTTCGACGTTCAAGCCTTTCATTGTTGACTCAAACCCTACTAACAGATGTGAATACTTTGCCATCTCCTACCTGTATTGGAATTGTGATAAATACGCCGCCCTGACAAATTCTGTTGTTGATCCGAGTGCAGGAAGCTTCTCAAACTGGCGAATGGAGTATGCTTTCCTTCCGCTAATCTCTATCGTTTCTGGAGCATCTTCTTGGTTGCTATCAAGATCATTTAATGTTCCAAAGAACAAATACCCTTCCCTGTCTACATCTTGCAAAACATAAACAAGAGCAATACACTCAAAGACATCACCTTTTGCGTCCCACATCTTTAAAAGTTGAGCTTTCTCCTCCCACCGACACTTAATTTCTATAGGATCATCGAAGGTGTATCCACCATACCCATTCTTTACTGGATTTCCCCAATACACTGCTGTCTGCTTGCACTGCCGTGCTAAAACCTGTGCTATACTCATCAGTCGTCAAAACTTGTTACTGCGTAAATGTCTGGTACTCCCTTGCCTGCTTTTGCTATCTTCCCTGTAACATCAAGTAGTAAAACCATTTGTCCGTATGGAGTGGATTTCAATCCTTCTCCCCACTTTCCTGTATACTTAACAGAAGCCTCTCCGACCTTCTCCTCACTCGTTGTACGAAAGTCTACAGAAGCAATCATGTGTGCTGTGAGCCAGCGCTCAAGCTCCTTCAATTGATCATCGCTCAGAACAGTATCCGAAGCGAATCGAGAATCAATCAAAAGAGTTGCTGCACCAATGTATACTTCGACGATTGTATCGCTCGTTGTACACCCTGTCATTATTTCTTTTACTTCAGTTGCTGTAACTCTTGCCGCCATATCACTCTCCTTTCCTACTTTTATCAAACAGATTATCAACCATTGCTAAAACATCACTCCGCCAAGGGAGTCCAACCCAATCGAGCATCTCATAAACTTGCTCATAATCACCTGACATCATTCGCTCAGGCCATATTACTTTGCAGTTTAATCCCTGTTCTATCATCTCCACAAATCTCTTCTCGTGTTGATGAACCCACCACAGCCAACCATCTCGTTCATTCTCAACGCCTACTGCTTGCCGTACTTCAGGATCCTTAAAGGCCGACATGTATGTAGTTTTAACACAGGATTGTACAATGTCCCCTGTTCGCCGTCTCACGATGATCCAACGAGCATTTGGAAAAGCGTAGTGCCACACGGGCCAGATTTGACACAACCGAGCACTTTTGTACAACCACGGTTGTCCATTTATAATGTCTTCCTTAGCAAGCATCGTCTGCATATCACTTTTCCAGTTGATTGGAATGTGCAACTTCTCAATGTCAGGAAGGGGCCACTGCCATTCATGTTCGGAAGGTCCCAGAATACTTTGATAGTAGCTATCTACATATTCTCTGATCCGTGTATTTTCGTACCGCGGTGAAACTTTCCCTACATGCGCCCCACAACTCCTCAAGATACGAGCAACGATTGAAGTTCCAGACCTTTCAATCCCCGTTACAAAAATCGGATTATACGATTTAGTAAGTCCCATCTACATATTTTTTAACCCATTCAACTGACTTCGCCGCTTCAAAGATCCTAGGCTTGCCATGAAAGCAAACAACCTTTATCCCTTCCGGAACCTTCATTAACCATTTCTTATCTGGTTTGAAACTCGAAATTGCTGAAGTGTAGTCCTGGAAGTACAAATCCGGAACAGTGGCGTTCTCAATAATATTGTTGTCTCCTCTATACCTTGCTGCTAATGTAAGCGGGTTGTTTGCAATCCAGTACTCCCAAACCTTGTCTACTTTCTCACTCCTAGCAGGGATCCACATCATTCCTGTTGCAAGCCGTCTCGGACGGTATAAGTCCCGGAGGAGGATAAACTTATCCCTATCCTCCTCTTTAGGGAGAACTTCCGTCAAATCACCTACAATTGCCGTATCCAAATCAAGAAATAAGAACGGCCTATACTTTTCCATTTCAGGAGAGAAAAGATTTAACTTGCTCCACCATCCTTTCCACTCCGGATGAGGGAAAGGGAGAATCGTACATGTTGTAAATTCAATTTGTTTTTCTGCCTGATCCCACAAACATATAGTACGGAGGTA